CTGCCCGCATGCTGAGCTGCTGGCCATCTGGGACGACACCTGCGGCAAGATCAAGGGCAAGGCACCGAACCTGCTGGACTGGCAGGGCACCAAGTCCGCCGACGCCCTGGCCGAACGATGGGCTGAGTTCTATGCGGTCGAGGTCAACGGCAAGGTTCGCTACGACTCGCTTGAGTCTGGCCTGGCCTGGTGGCGCATGGCGCTGGAGACCATCGCCGGCAAGCAGGACTTCCGCAGCGCCGACGTGGACGTGTGGAGCCTGTTCTACAAGGGCCGCTTCGGTCGCGCCGCGAATGGCAACCTCTGCGGTCAGGGAGGTGCCACACGATGAACGAGCACCTCCACTACGAATCCCTGCTGATCGGCGCATGCCTCAAGGCGCCCGAGCTGATCTCGCAGGCAGGCATCCACCCTGCCGACCTGGCCGGCGAGCATCACGCAGAAATCTGGGCGGCGATGCAGTCCCTGCAAGCCAAGGGCGTCCAGCCGGATCTGGTGACCGTCTCTGATGCCTGCTCGGCTCCGGTGTCGCTGCTAGCCGAGGCTATGCGGGAGTGCTACACGACCGCGCCGGATCTCGTCACCACCTGGGCGCAGATCATCCGCAGCCGCGCCCGCCGTGAGCGTCTGGCCGCTGGCCTGCATGCGCTGTCCGTCGCCGGGCATGATGCCGACACCCTGCTCCACCAGGCTCGCGAGCTGATTCTCGGCGTCGAGCAAGACGCCCCGGCAACCCAGCGCACCAACCGCGAGATTCTGGACGAGCGCCTGAAAGCCCTGGATGACCGTCTAAGCGGCGTTGTCTCCCCGGTAGGGCTCACCTTCGGGGTGGGTGATTTCGACCGCCTGAGCTACGGAATGAAGCCGTCTGAGCTGATCGTATTAGCTGCCCGCCCCGCTATGGGCAAATCTGCCCTCGCATTGCAGGCCGCCCGGCTCAATGCGGAGGCCGGCAAGCGCGTGGTCGTGTTCTCCCTGGAGATGGATGTGGGGGAGCTGTTCGACCGGATGCTCTGCCAGGCCGCTCGATTCCCTGCTGACCACTACGCCGACCCGAGCAAGAGCGAACGAGATTTCGGTGTGCTGGCGCCTGCGGTTCAGTCGCTCAGGGATGCCGACCTGCACTGCTTCGACACCGTGTTCGACATCGAGGGCATCGTCTCCCGCTGCCGGACGCTGCACCAGGCGAAGCCGGTCGATTTAGTGGTGGTGGACTACCTCCAGCTTGTCGGCAGCAAAGGCCGCCCGAATCCCAACCGCTCTATCGAGGTGGGCGAGTACAGCCGCGCCCTGAAGATGCTCGCGATGTCCCTGGGCTGCCCCGTCCTGCTTCTATCCCAGCTCAATCGAAACGTCGAGACGCGCCCCGACAAGCGCCCGCTGATGGCCGACCTGCGCGAGTCCGGCAGCGTCGAGCAGGACGCTAACAAGATCGTGATGCTGTACCGGGATGAAATCTACAACGAAGACACGCCAGACAAGGGCGTTGCCGAACTGATTCTCCGCAAACACCGCAACGGGATGACCGGCATTGTGCCCGCCTCCGCCAACCTGCGCTGGTTTGCCTTCAACGACCTGGCCCGCGATTGGCAGCAAATGCAGGAGGTGGCTAATGACCCGTTTGCGTGATCTGGACTACGCCGAAATGGCCTATCTCCGCCGGCACTGGGGCGTCGTTGTCCGTCGCCAGGTTCAGGGCGTGGCGCGGATATGGCTGTGCGATGGCACGCCAGCCGACTACGCCATCGAGCATTTGCGGTGGATCGTCAGGGAGGGGGAGTGATGGCGCCGAACTGTAAGCGCCCGGCGTGGACACCCGCCGAGATGACGGCGCTGGTAATGCTCTATGAGGCCGGCTGGCGATGGGGCGCTATCGCCGCGCACGTCTCCGGCATCCACGGCAACCCCCGCACGTATCGCGCCTGTCAGAGCCGAGGGGAGTATCTCGGCATCCTCAAGCCCGAGCGCCAAGGCTTTGTGCCCAGCACGGCATACGACGAGGACATCCACGACATGATGCTGCTCGACCTCAGCAGCTATGAGATGGCGGAGGAGCTGTCGCGGCAGTACGGCCGCCCGTTCACGCAGATGTGGGTGTATTCGCGCATCAAGTTGGCCTCGCCGCCGCTGCTCGTGTCATGGCGCAAGCGTGCCGGCGATCGCATGAGCCGATGCGTTTCCAAAGGGCGGAGCAAGGGGAAAGCCGCATGAAGATGACGACATACGACCTCAAGCAGCTGCAGACGCGCAAAGCCATGACAGAGGACGAGCCCGAGCAGCCGCGGAGGCCCAAGCCCAGAACCGGCACCGGCTGCACCGTCACTCCTGAGGAGCGCCAGAAGCGCCACGAGCTGTTGATGCGGGCGCTGGAGGCCTGCGAAAGCATGACCGACCTAGCCACCCGGCTGGGCGCCGGGCGCGCCAACGTCAGTCGATGGGCTAATGGAAAAGTGCCGGTGCCGCAGAAGCATCTGGATCAGCTCGAAGAGATCGCTTGGAGGTCCGCATGAGCAAGGAAGTGCAGCGCATCATCGAGCAGCCTGACGACCTCATGCCGGCGATGCAGTGGGCGTGGGATATGGCCGGCAGGGGGCTCGCTGGTGGGCCTGTGGTGATGCGGCTGGGGCGCCAGAGCAAGACCCGCATTCAGGAAGAGAAGTATCACGCGATGATCAACGACATTCATCGCCAGTGCTTCCGGGGGTATTCCGCCAAGGGCGTCAAGGCTGTGCTGGTCAATCAGTTTGCCAGGGAGATGGAAGAGGCCGGCACCCCTCTGGCCAAGCCAGGGGAAAAGGTCTGGGACTGGCATAGCCAGGAGCCCGTCTACGTCAGGCCATCAACGACCGACTTTCGCAAAAGCGAGGCCGCCCAGTTCATCGAGTTCCTGTTTTCCGTTGGTGCCGAGTATCAGGTGGTATGGAGCGAGAAGGCGCTGAAGGTCTATGCCGAGTACAAGGAGGCCGCATGAAGCGCACCGAACTGAAGCGCAAGGCGCCCATGAAGACCCGCCGCAAGCGCAAGGCCGCGACCGACAAGCGCTGGCGCTCGACTGAGTATCTGGAGTGGGTCAAGACCCTACCCTGCTGCTTCTGCGGCATGACGCCGAGCGACCCCCACCATGTCATCGGCTTGCATTGGGGGTTATCAGGCGCAGGCATGAAGGCGCCAGACAGCTATCTGATGCCGCTCTGCCGCTATCACCATGGCGAGGTGCATAGGCACACAGGTTTGCAGGCTCAGCAGCCGCACTGGCTGCGCTGGACGCTGCGCAGAGGCATCGAGGCATGGGACGGCGAGACGCGGGAGCAACTGACGCACGCGCTTGCCTTTGTGGAAGCCAAAGAGGGAGAGCCGGCATGAGCGAGAGTCATTGTATGGACTGCGGATCACGCTGGGGCACGCTGCACCGCTCTGACTGCGCGACATTTGAGCGCGACCCATGGATAGAGGGCGAGGAGCGCATCGATCGCATCGCGCAGTCAGACGCCAGTGGCGACCACTACACCCCGCAATCAGCCGCAGCCTTATCCACCAGGCAGCCGGAGACAAGCCCCATGGATATGCCCAGCAAGTATCACGTCCGCATCAACGGCGCCTGGGCGGACGTCTACGACGTTCTCCAGGCGTTCGGCGTGACGAATCCCGCTGATGCCCATGCCATCAAGAAGATGCTGATGCCCGGCAAGCGTGGCGTGAAGGACGGCATTCAGGACCGGCGCGAGGCTATCCAGTCGCTGCATCGCGCCATCGAGCTGGAGGTGGGCGAATGAAGATTCTGATAGCGGCTGCATGGGTTATTGCAGCGCTGGTTATCGTAGATCTCGCCGGCTCTATCCGAGAGAGATCGGAAGACAGGGCGTACACCATAACCATTCAGGAGGCCAGCAGAGTGTGCGCTGTAGCCATCGACGGGAAGCGCTCAGTCATGCAGTGCTGGGAGGTGGGCGATGATTGACCTGACGCTCCCCTTCCCGCCCAGCGTGAACACAGTGTGGCGCCGCGTCGGCAATCGGACGCTGTTAAGCAAGCGGGGCCGACAGTATCGCCAGGAAGTGGCCTCAGCCGTGGCCGAGCAGTGGCAGGGTGATCCGCTGATGGGGCGGGTGGCTGTCGAGATCGAGGTGTGGCCGCCCGACCGCCGAAAGCGCGACATCGACAACAGCCTCAAGGCGGCGCTGGACGCCATCACGCACGCGGGAGTGTGGGGCGATGACGAGCAGATAGACCGCATCCTACTGTCACGGGGGCCAGTCGTCAGCGGCGGGCAGTGCTATGTGAGCATCGAGGAGTTGGCGCAATGATCTGGCAACGGGTATCGGCCTACTGCATCGCCAGCGGGTCGTATCGCATCGCCAAGGTGATCTTCAGCGGGAAGCCGCGCTTTGAGGTGCATTGCGGCACTGAGTACATCGGCGAGGCGAAGGACGGGCAGGCAGCACGCAAGATCGCAGAAACGCACAGGGGGCAGGAATGACAGCACAGCACAGCACTTTCGAGCGGATGGGGCTGGGGCGGCTCCGTGAGCTGGCAGTGCAGCATCACGAGAATCACAGCGATGAGGCGGCGCGGGCGTTTGTCGACAGGGTCATCGACCTGGAGATCGAGCGGCGCATGGTGCTGACGCACGAGAGGCCCGGCTGGCACCCATCGTCGCCCGGCTTTGGCGACGGCACCGGTGCCTCAACCGTGGCGATCGATGCGATGTATCTGGCCTACATCAAGGGCATCCGGCTGGGCGACTGGCACGACGTTGCCCGCCGGGCGCTGTCCAAGGTGCCCGAGCGCGCCAGGCTGGCGGTGCTGATCAAGGGGGTCAAGGGCCACGGCAACGGCGAGGGGCCGCTGGCTGCCCGGTATGACGACATCGCCAAGGACTACTCCGGGTTCGCGCAGCGGCTGGGCTGGCCACCGGGGGTGGCGGCGCTTCGCTGGTACAAGAACGGCCAGGCGATCAAGTGGGCCGCGAACAAGGCCAGGGTTGAGCTGCTGCTGATGGCGAAGGCGGGCGTCGTGCAATAGTCTCCTATTATGCTATACAGGGGTGCGGTTATCTCCTATAATGAGAATACAGACAAAGGAGACGCCGCCATGAAAAGCTACTACCACGTTGCCCCCGCCGACCACCAAGGCCCGCTGATGAGCCTGGCCGCCCAGCATGGCGAGATGGAGGCCATTGCGCTCTACGAGGAGCGCTGGCCCGAGGCCGGCGCCCTGGCTCTCAATGGCCACGCTGCGGTCATCCACATGTATGACGACATCGAGGCAGCCCGGAAGCATAAGGACGTTTACGGCGGCAAGATCTACGCCATCGACGCCGAGGCCCTGGAGGACGACTACATCGACGTGCGCCGCGACGGCCTGGAGTTTGATCATCCGGTGTGCGGCGAGGAGATCGGCGAGGAGTATCTGGAGGGGGGTGGAGTGATGGAGGTCACGATGCAGCAGATAGCGGACGCTATCAACAAGCCCGCCTCAACCGTCTACCGCTGGCGAAAGGACAACAAGGCGCTCTTCCAGGCGGTGCGAGAGTACGCCGCCCGACAACATCAGCAGAAGGTTGACAAGCCGCAAACGAACGACTAGGCTCGTGCTATGTGGCGAAAGATTCGCTCGCCGCCACGCACACCATCACACGGCCCTGCCCTCACCGGCGGGGCCGTTTGCGTTATGCCAGCGGACGCGCTGGAAGTCGTCCTCCCCTGCCGCTTTCTTCGGATACGCAGGGATGGGCGCGCCTATCAACACGGCGCCCGGGCTCTGATTCGCTGCATGCAGGCGATGACTGAGGCTCGGGCGTTCTCTATGCCGGCCCGGCGGCCTCGACCCCCGCCACCCCCTTCAGGGCCGGCACCCTCTTGCAGCCGCCAGGGTATCCCCCGGCTTTGCCCGCCGGTTCCTGCGGGCCTTTTCTTCGTGAGGTGTTGCCATGCAGCTGTCCCGCCCTGGCCTTGAGCTTATCCAGCGCCATGAGGGGCTGCGGCTCAAGGCGTACCTGTGCCCAGCCGGCGTGCCGACAATCGGCTACGGCTCCACCCGCGGCGTGAAGATGGGCGACGAGATCACCAGGGCGCAGGCCACTGAGCTCCTGATGGCCGATATCGAGCGATTCGAAGATGCCGTGCGGCGAGCCGTTGAGGTGACGCTCAACCAGCATGAATTCGACGCCCTGGTCTCGTTCGCCTTCAACGTGGGAGCCGGCGCACTCCAGCGCTCCACGTTGCTGCGCAAGCTGAATGCTGGCGACCGGCAGGGTGCAGCGGATGAGCTGCTGCGCTGGACTCGTGGCGGTGGCCGAGTGCTCCCCGGCCTGGTGCGTCGCCGTGAAGACGAGCGCGCGCTGTTCCTGACGCCAGTGCAGGAAGAGCCCAGCCACTGGAAGGCGGAAGTCGACGCGCGGCCTGCCGGGAGCAGCTGATGCCGGACATGAAATCCCCCATCGACATTTGGCAGATGATCTTCGAGCAAACCCCTCTGGTTTTGCGCTGGGCGCTCGGGGTGCTGACGCTCGGCATCTTCACGCTGGCTGGGGTGCTGTACCGCTGGCACCGCGATGACCTGAAGGAAGTGCACAAGCGCGTCGACCGGCTCGAGAACCGGATCGAGGCCCAGCATGCCGAGACCAATAAGCTGCTGTTCGAGATCGCCAACAACACGAGGGGAAAGTGATGAAGCGTCTGATCGTGTCCATCCTATCGGCGCTGGCGCTCACGGCCTGCGCCACCGACTACCAGCCCGGCGACGGCCTGAGCGCCGCCCTGCAGCTGCAGGCCCGCTACTGCGCCGAGACCGATCCGTACCAGCGGGCCGTCGCGCTGGCGCTGATGAAGCGCGCCCAGGTGCCGGTGCCCGCCCGGGGCGCCTGTACTGACCTGCTCGAGCTGATCCCCGAGGGCGAGCTGGCCGATATCGACGTGGAGGCCGCAAGGCGTGATGCCGAGCGCGCCCGGGAGCGTTCCGAGTGAGCCACTTCGTCACCATGCCGACTGTCTCTTGGGTTGGGGGTCGATACCCTTGGCGCCTCGAGCAAGACCTCGTTTATCAAAGCGGCCGGCTGGGCGGGATCGTCGTTCCGGCCGGATACTGCACCGATTTCGCCAGCGTGCCGCGCATCCCGGGGGTCTACGCTCTGACCGGCGATCGGGCCGCGCTGGCCAGCATCATTCACGACTGGCTCTACGACGCTCGACCCGATGGCGTGACGCGCAAGGATGCCGACCGCGTGTTTCTCGAGGCCATGCGAGCGGCGAATGACCCGCGAACCCGGGTTGTGCGCGGCCTGATGTATGCCGGCGTGCGCGCTGGAGGCTGGCTAGCCTGGCGGCGTGACTCGAGTCACAAGACGCGCGGCCTGGAGGTCTGACCGAACACCCCGCGGGGAGACGAGGAGGTGATCCAGCATCTCCGGGCCGGGCTCCGGTAATCCCGGCATGCCGGCAGCTCGCCGCGAGGCGATGCGCTGGCTCTACATCGAGGTGATCATGCCCAAGCGTCCGTCCAGCCCCTGCCGCGCCAAGCTGTGCCGGGAACTGACCCGGGAGAAGCATGGCTACTGCGAGGAGCATGCGCACCTGGCCCAAGCCTGGAGCAGAGGCCGAGCAGGGCGTGGGCGTGGTGGTCGGCCTTGGCGCCGGCTGCGGGACATGGTGCTGGAGCGTGACCGATACCTGTGCCAGACCTGCCAGCGGGCCGGCAAGGCAACGCCAGCCGCGGAGGTTGACCACATCGTCCCAGAGGCTGAGGGCGGCGCCACTGTGGCCCGCAACCTCGAGGCGATATGCGGGGCGTGCCACAAGCCGAAGACGCAGGAGGAGGCCCGCCGCGCCCGGGAGCGCGCCCCCTGAC